AGAAGGTTCCTTCAGCCCATTCGTTTGCCACTTCAGCGGCGTGGATGCGTTGGATGACCTCCATCTGAGCCACCGTTGTCGAATCAACACTTTTGATGAGCACATAGCCATCACCACCGCCGCCGCCTGAATAGACCGCAGTGACAACCGCCGTTCCAGACGTGTAATCATCCGAGTTGAAACCGAGCCTGCAAAGTATGACCGTGTTGGCAGAACCGGGTGTCCTTATGATGCCAGCCTTATTGGAGGTGTAAAACTCAATCCTGCGCCACGTCTCGCCATCATCCTCTGAAATCTGCAGGCCGATTTTCCCCGACCATGTGCCAGTGATGGTGATTACAACATCGCGCTCCCTCGTCTGCTCATCAGAACCGTCACTGTCAATGTCATACTTCGCATTTCCTGAGACACGGATCGTATCAGTGTAGCGATCTGCCCCGGCCAGAGACGCGCTGACAGTGGTCTGCTCATGAGAAATCCTGAAGACCGTGCCGATATGTCCTGCTTTCCAAAAAGGTGCCGAAGCAGTCAGGGAGCCGTTGCCGTTTTTCACACCGGGCAACATCGTCACATCTGCAGTCTTGTCACGGAAAGGACCGTCAGTGAAATAGTACGGCGTCAGAGACCACGATGTCGCGCTGCGGCGTTCAATCCTCTGTGGCTGCATGGTGCTATCAGATGAAGTGATGAAGATCACGTCACCCGACTGACCATACCTGAGGGTGAAGAGTTGCGCGGCTGTCCATGGTGCAACGATCTCCATGACGCCCGACGAAGCAACGGCCACATTGGATATGATTCTTGAGGCTTCACTCTCGCAGGAGAGCTGAATGTAATAGGTGCCTGTTGTCGGCGTAAACGCCAGCGAGTGAAAACCTTCCTTGAGTTCAGTCTCAACGATGTATTCATCACCACCATCCGTGGAACCGCAGCGGAACCTTATCGGGCCAGTGTCAACTGTGATTTCGATTGCGTGCTCTTTGCCCTGATCGCCGCCAGAAACGCTGTCAGATCGCTTGGCGAGGGTCGTGGAGCCGCGAACAGGCGTAGAGATGGTCAACACCCCACCGGAGATGTTAGCAATGCCACCGCCGACCGTTGTGAGGGTCCACCCTGTCCCTGAGCTGAAGTCGCCATTTGTCACCACAGTTGACACAGCCACCCGGGAGATCAGCGCGTCAGCGTTGCGAACGCGGTACTTGGTATCGCTCATCTCGACCATACTGGTATCTGTGGCCGAGAAAATGAACGGGATGTTGCGGGCGGCTTCGTCACCATCGGTGGAGCCAAGCCAGCCAAGACCGGCACGACCCTGCATAGGTCCAATGACGCGCGGCGTGACGTTGATTGCGGTCTCTGCTGAGATTTTCATGCGAGCCAGATCAACCCGGCCCAAAGCAAGCGGCGACACCTCGCCACCGTTCATGGCAAACAGATAAGGTTTCTCGCGCATCACGAACCTCGTTGCAAGCTGCTGTCTCTGGAACCCCTGAACCGAATGCTGGACCAGTTGCCTTCACGGATACGGGCGGTTGTCTGCTGGAGCTGATCGAACGTACCGGCCTTGCCCTGCTTGCTGTGGGCCTTCGCGTGAAGGTCTTCGGCCTTGACCGTTGATCCGGTGATATGAGGAGCAACGCGGGCGGCGAGCTCAAGACCAAACGCCTCGGCCATACCATCGGTCCACCGCGTGAGGTCAAGACCATATGAACTGTCGTTCGACACATACCGCATGTAAATTGGCGTGGAGTTGGCCCAGATATAACCACCCTCCATCAAATAGGCGTTGCCTGTCTGCTGTTCGTCCAGCGGAAAATCAAGGAACTCGTCCAAGGATATGATCTGCTTCTTGACAAAATCGGTCGGCAGATCATGTGCGTAGGTAAAGGCGAAGGCCGGATTGATTGATTCGTTCAACTCAATCTTGACCGTCTTCATGGCAGAGCGCCAGAACTGCTGCTCCAGTATCCAGACAAGAACGCTGTCATAGAAATCATCGCACCGGAACCGGGGTTCAACGGTCTCAGTGAGACTGGAGATGGGCGTCTGTTCACAATTCCTGACCGCCCTCTTGTAGAGGTCCAGTTTTGTAGTGCCCATCTCCGCGTCTCCTTATGCTGCTTTGGTTGTGAGGGACTTCACCGCTGCGGTAACAAATTCCTCAGCGGCCTGCTTCGAAACGAGCCCACCGGACACGCTGACACCCTGAGAGTTCTTCACACGCCAGCCGTCCGGGCGTTCCTCAATATCGTACAGCATACGAAGCCGTGCAGCCTCATCACTGTCTTCAGAGATCATCTTCCATTCGGTGTGGGTCAACAGAACGACCCGCAGCCAGCCCTTGCCGGTTTCCAGAACCCGGAGACTGGCCTCCCAGCCCTTCAGACGGTTGATGACCGTGATGCGGGACAACGCTGATGTTCTGGCTGCAACGTGGCACCAATATTCAGGGCGCATGATGTCTTCCATCGTGTCGCTGGGCTCACACCTGTGGGTGTACTCGCTGACCACGAACTCAGCCAGCTGGAAGTTCTGCTGCTTGACCGTGGGCTTCGCCTTCTGAGCGGCAACAGGGTTCTCGATAGGCATGACCGTTGCTACCGGCTGTTCGACAACAGGTGCGTGGGCAGGAACCTTGTTTGAAACTTTCTTTGCGGCTTTCGCCATGTGCTTTCTCCTTGCAATAATGGGGCACGGCGTTGTTGCCGCACCCCATCACTATAGACTGGAATGATCCAGACGTTAAGCCACTGCAGAGAAGCCGGTTGTAGCCGCTCCGCCAACAGTCACCGCCGTCACTCCGTGCATGGAGGTTTTCGGTGTAGTGGTGTCAGTGACCAGAACATGATCGCCAACGCGCATCCCGAGTGCTGCGCCATCCGAATAGTAATCGGCGGCATTGGTGGCGCTGTCCACAGCTGTGGAGCTGTAAATCCACAGAGCGGGGCCATCACCAATGCGCTGAGCAACAAGGCTCGGGGGGTTTGAAGTCAAATAAGCCATATCAATGACCCTCCGTTAAGACGCTACGAGCGCAGAACCATCATGCGTCATCTGCACGACGCCGGTGTTCTGAAGCAAGACAGCCTGATGGAACAAGGAACAACGCGACCAGCTGTAGTTCTGCTCGTCATTGTATCCGATGGGTGCATCCATGCCTGCAACGTTGGCCGAGTGGCCGATGGCGTTGCGGTGATACATGAAGCACAGCTCAGTGGCAGTGCCCAGACCAGAAATCTGGTTCGACACGATCCACTTGACGCCCATCCACTCCCACCAGCCGGAGCCAGAGGCTTCACGAGCCTTCGGAGACATTGCGTCCCAGCCCGGGAAGTTGTTGGCCGGTTTGATGGCAACGAAGTCAGCGGAAGACCACTGCACAATTGACATCATGTAGCCGAGGAAGGCAGGCGAGATCACTGCGAACACATTGCCATCCCAAGGGACGCCGTTGTTCATCAGATAGACCATGGCCTTGTTGATCATGTTCAAGGACGCCGGAGCGGCGGCACCCGTAGTGATCGTGCCAGCTTCAAGCTGAGTGAGGATCACCTGATCGCAATCCCGGTTGATGACCGACATTGTATTGATCTGCATGATCTCAGTCTGGTTGCCCTGAGACTGGAAGATGTTGAAGCCGGTCATGCGGCGCAGGTCGTGTTTCTCGACAAGCGTTACGGTGACCTGCGTGTTGTTGTTGTCGCCAGCAGGGATCAGGCCATTGGTGCCGCGAGTAACTGCGGTGCCGGAACTGTCCACGATCAGGAATACTGCCTGATTGCCTTTGATGACTGATTCCTTGATCGTGGAATCCTTCAGGAGAGACTGGCGCTGGCCGAAGCCGAGAACCATCTCATTGCGATATTGGATTACTGGGGCTGCGCCGGGCATGGCGAAATACCTCCTCTAAATGGGTTCAAAAGACGCTACATGGTCCTTGGGTAACCATTCAGAGGTAGGTGTCAGGGTGTCCTTGCGGGGCTGACGTTTGCCTCATCGTGGGGCACGGACTAAAGCAATTTGCGATAGACGGAGCCGCAGATGCGGGGTGGCCGATGCACAAGACATACAACATGTAGTGTGCATCGCGCAATAGTGTTTGGATCGTGAGCATCGTGAGAGCCCAGAACGCAAGCCCCGCCGACACCAGTGTCATGATGACTGAGCCGAAGCGGAGAGCGTGAGCCAATCCATTCCGCTCTTGATCCTGAACCTCTGCGCCCACGTAGCAGGCGATGAAGGCACTGGCCGCAGACCACAAGGTCATGTCCACAGCAAAGGCGTTGCCCTGCGTCAAGGCAGCGGTGAAGATCATCCCGAGTGCCAGTGCGCCGTAGATGACGGACCGGCATAGTTGGACATCTGCATCCTCGTCATGCCCCGTCCTCCTCAAAGATGCGCTGCTTCAGGAGGTAGCCTTCCAGAGGCCAGACCTGATTGAGCGCGTTGCGGCGGGCGACCGTCCTGCCGATCTCCTTGTTGAAATTGGCCTTGTCCGCGCAGGCAGCCTCTGCCGATACGTTGAAGCCGTTCTGCATATCGTCTTCTCCTCAATGTGAGCCCCTGATGCTTTGCGGCACATCAAGGGCTCTGGTGTGTACGGGGGCTCAAAAGGCCGCGCCCCCTTCTGGGTGTTCCTAAGCA